TCTATACATTTTTACAAAGGGAGAATAGCTCAGCGGTAGAGCTACTCGTTTACACCGAGTCGGTCGGGGGTTCGATCCCCTCTTCTCCCATTGACAATATTATATGGTCAAACTACATGAAAAACGCTATCATTTCTGGTCTTCTTCTCGGTGCATTGCATGGCATGACTGTCCCTGCCATGGCAGACCATGCTAAGGGGCATATCAAAGGATACAATACCATGGATGCTATGGGTTGTATGCTACTCAGAGAGTGTACAGATGGAGTCGATAAAGTCGAAAGTATCGCTGATATTGCTAACGAGTATCCCGATATTGATTATGATATTGTTGCTGACGAATTCAACGACATGCTCGCTTCCCTTGGTAGGGTCGGAGTTGAGGTGTTTCTAGCAGACTCGAAGTATTTCCCACCAAATCATCGTGGTGTCTATCATACTGTCGGCAATAACTTTTTCTTGAATAGAGACCACATGGGTCGCACTTCTTATTTGATGAGTGTCATGCGTCATGAAGGATGGCACGCTGCACAAGACTGTATGGCAGGTACTATCGATAATACTCTCATCGCTATTATCAAACCTGAAGAAGATGTTCCTATGGTTTGGCGTGTGATGGCAGAGCGTACATATCCAGCAGCTGCTGTGCCATGGGAAGCAGAAGCAGGATGGGCAGGACGTACTGAAGGCATGACACAAGCAGCATTAGAAGCATGTGCTGCTGGTAAAATGTGGGAAGTCTATGAACCAACTCCCCTCACTCGTAAATGGTTGTTAGAAAATAATTACATTAAAAAATGATTTTTAATTTACCAGTTAAAACTTTCAGAGTTGATCCTACCTTATATGATAAGGAGCAAATCATTTCTCGTATTACTGATAATTATGCATTAGATCCTAACAGAAATGTAAAACCAGACATGGGACCTTTACATCATTGTTATGTTGATTATGGCAATCCAAAATTCAATGATCCTGATTATACTAAATTGGCTCCTGTCTATCAGACCTTAGTCGAAAAATACTTGGGAACTATGGATCTTGATGAAGGAACCAAATATACATGGGAGTTTGTCAATTATGCTGCATATGGAGACACAAAGTCTACTATGAGAAGTCATTTTCATAGTTTTTGTGACTTCTCTGCAGTACATTATATGCAGTTTGATGAGGAAAATCATTCTCCTACAGTGTTTTCTAATCCTTTTACTTGGGGAGAGTTTACCAAACATTCTAGACCAAATCTTGATAGATGTTTGAAAAAAACAATTAATAATTCTTGGGCAGAAGAATGGTATAAAATTCCAACTAAAGAAGATGATATGGTATTTTTCCCCGCACAGTTGAAACATGAGGTCATGGCACAGGGTAAGAGTAACAAACTTAGAATTACTGTAGCGATTAATATCACTATTGATATGATAATGAGTTAATAAATACTTAAAAGACCTAGACGTAATGGCATTTAATGTAGACGGTATAACCTCTGAATCTACAACCAATTTTATTGGTAAGGATGGGTTCTTTTGGTGGGTCGGTGAAGTAGAAGACAACGAAGATCCTATGGAGATTGGTAGGGTCAAGGTTAGAATTTTAGGATATTATACTAACTTTAGGGGTGGTACTGTAGGCGATTTACCTACAAATTATCTGCCATGGGCAACTGTATTGCAGCATACCTCTCAAGCAGGTAATGACGGTCAAGGCGAAAGTGCTGGTCAACTGCAACCCGGCGCGGTTGTTATGGGATTTTTCATGGATGGTGAGTATGCTCAGATGCCAATTGTAATTGGTGTTATGAGAGTTGAGAAGTCTGATAGAACATTACAGAGTAGACTCTTTTCATTCTCTAATCAAAGCATTCCATCTGGCAACGGTGTAAACAAATCTGCAAAACATCCTGCAGATATTAATATGGTAAAACCTGAAGCACCTTTAAGGCAAGGTTCTACCAACGTTGTTGCATATCCTGGTCAGAAGTCAACAAATAATGGATCAGAAGGTTCTCCTAAAAATATAGGAAATGCAAAAATATCTGGTAGTTCTTCTAATCCAATTAAACCAATTGATCCCGAAAATCCAATCCCTGTAGCGAATGGGGTAGGTGGTCCATGGTTAACTCTTGAATATAAGTTAGCATATTTAATTGAAGATTTAGCAAATAATCTTTCTACTCTATTGAAGAGTAATGGATACTATTTGGATATGGTAACTGGCAAGAAAGTTACCGAAGGTGATCTTACTAGAAGTATTGGTAATTATATTGGTGCAGTATATGCTCAGATTATATCGGCAATGAGGGAATCTCTAGTTAATCTTGCTACTGATCTAGAAAAGAAAAAGACACTTACATATTCTAATGGTGTACCTACTAATGTACATAAAAGACTTCAAAGTGCCATTAGTAAAGTTTTAACTGCATCCTGCTCTATGGATCAGAACTTAGAGGTTTATGTAGATGATTCTCTTAAACCTGTTAATGATGCTATAGACAAATATCTAGCATCGACACTTGATAAACAAGAGTTAGTTGTTAAGACTGTAGATAAAGTAATTGAGAGTATCACCACTACAGCAAAAAATATTACAACTGATATTGGTGATGTGACAAAACAAATCAAAGAAGGTGTGCGAGATGTTGATACTCTAGGTGTAATTCAACATTGGGAATCTAAGAGTACAGTATTTGCATTGAACACTAATCTCACAGAGATGCGTAAAACAAATTTGACGGGACTTATGAAAGTTCTAGCAACATTTACTAGTGCGTCTTGTGAAAGAAACCCATCTATGCACCTTGCACATAATGTCGGATGGTTCCCTCTATATGGTGTTACACACGCCACTAAAGATGATCTAGAAAAACTTTCTAAAGTTAGAGGTGAGGATGGTAATAGATTATTCTCTCTTATGTTTAATGATGCTGATCCATATCTAACAACGGCTAAGAATTATCCAAACGGAGCATATGATTTGTATCTCGGCACACCCGGTCGTCAAGGTCAGGTGCATAAACGTGCCAATGGAACAACACATTCATCGATTTCATTTAACAATGCTCAGTATGCTGAAAAGGTTGCGAGAGATAATTATCGAAAAACGAATCCAGATGCTAGTCAGGAAGTTGTAGATGCTTATGTTGCTGAATATGTAAAAACTGCAACGGGGGGATTAGGTGATACTGGTAATTTGGTTGCGGATCATATCACATATGCAGGTGTTCTTACACAAGAAGTTCATGGTGATGATTGTAAGTTAGTCAATAAAGATTATGTTAGAACTGTTGAAGGAGATTACTATCTGAAAGTCAGTGGTAACATGCATGTTGAAGTTGGTGGAGGATTCTTCTTAGGTGCTGAGGGATATGGAAAGGAAGGTATTCAACAACATCAACTTAGATTTGGATCTGACGTTAACATGAATGTTGTTGGTGCTAAGTTTGAATTGCAATCTTCCGAGTCTGTAATTTCATCTGTAATGACAAAAGTTACAGGTAGTATGTATGAGAACTCTTGTGATCAACAGAATAGAAGTGGTCTAGAACTCAACATGTCTGCAGAAAGTTCTATCATCATGTCTACTCCTCATCTGTTGCAGTTAATTAACCTTGAGAATTATGAATCTCCTAAGAGTATTACTGGACTGAGAACAGTAGTCAGGGGTGGAGTTGAATTGTTAATGGATCCTACAGTAGCGGGAGATTATCGAGTGTCACTGACTAACGACAGCTCTGCTTACAGAGATCCCATTGCCCATCCAGACAAATACAGGATTCTAAGGCAGGATACGCAGTTGACACAGTTCTGAGACCCTGCTATAATATGAGGGTACTCAAGGGAACCCCCCATGCACACAGACGAACTCTGTCAGGTCTTTGTGAACTTCTCAAAGCGCAGCATCAATCTACTTGATAACGAAGGTTATGAAAAGACCGTAAATTGGAAGTGGGATGATGAAGGTGCTGAAGGATTTGCAGAGACAGTATCCGCACTACATAAGGTGTTAGATCACAATATGATCACTTATCAGTGTGCTGTAAAATGATTGGACCTATTGGAGTTACTGAAGAACAAGCAGAACAGTATCTAGAATTCATGGTTGATTTGACCGATACTCAACGTGTATGTTGGAAGATTACTCGAAAAGATGGAAAGTCTGTTATGATGGTTCCTGTTAATGAAATTCCTCCCGTTCCTGAAGAGATTCAGAGTGAGGTGGAGGAATTTCGTAAAAGTTTCTTAGAAAATAAAGGATTACCTGATGAGACCCGAAACCCGTAAGTCAATGGAAATGCTGTTCACCGCTAAATGGAACTTGCCAAAAGCAGCAAAACATGCTAATCTTACCAACAAGGAGATGAAAATCACTTTCAATGAGTATTGTGCTTTTCATCCTCCTATTTACGATGGGAGTGTGGCGGAATAGGTAGACGCACCA